TACCGCCACCGCGTCTAGGCCGACGATGACAACGATCACGTTCCCGGCGGTGGGTGACTTCTTCAGCGACGCGGTGAAGCCCGACCCGTTGCCGGTGCCCGACTTGACCTGCACCAGCGGGCTGCTCTCCGGTGGGGCGGCCGCGGCCGGTAGCGCGGTGGCGAGCGTGCCCGTGACGAGGAGTAGGACGGCTGTCAGCAGCCTGCGAAACATAAGAAGAGCCTTTCTATGAAGAGGATGGCATTCGAGTGCGAGCGCCATGGGATCTCCTTCTTGGTCGGGGTCAGTTCGGCTAGATGGCGACGGGAGTGCAGATGGCGTATACCTCGACCGACATCACCTGGGGTTGATCCGTAACGTTCATAAACCGAACGCTCCAACCATTTGGATAAGCCAGCAACGAAACGGGCTTATCGCGGACAACTCTGAACGTGTCCCATGCAAGATTTTGGCTCGGGTTGTATTCCCAACCACCGGCTACAACCTTCCAGCCAGAAGGGCAGACGGCGGCCGTAAGTGGCCCGTCTCCGGGCTGGTACTCCATGCCGCTGCCCTGCGAGCTGGTGACCACTGTTGTGTTCGTCACCTGGCCCCAGTTCAGTGCCGTATAGCCGTTCGGACAAGTCTGGCCGGCATCCGTGTCGACCACGCGCACTGAGCCATCGACGTTCTTCCGGCAGCCATGGATCACGCCGTTGGAATCCGGGATCGAAGCCCAGGCCGTGCCACCTACTACCAGAACAATGCCGATGGCCACGAGGACGACGGACAGCTTTCTAGTCATATTCACCATTCCTACTGATCAACTCGCAACACTGAGAGTCAGCCCGAGATCGCCGATGGGGATGCTGAACGTGTCGCCGGAGGTGACCGCGTTGGCGGTCACCGTCCCCGAGCACAGGAACGTGCCGGCGGTGCTCGCAGTCCACGCCGACCAGTGGGTGTAGTCCTCGCTCGTGTCGACCTCACCGGCGGTCCACGACACGGCGGTGTCGTTCGCGATCGTCCCACCCGACGCGGCGCCGAACGACACCTGCTTACGGGTGGCGTTGCCGGCGACCGCCGTGGTGCCGGCCACACCCGGTTCGGCGGTGTGCAGCTGGATCCAGAACGCCGTGGGCGCGGTCAGGTTCGACGCGTTGCCAAGCGCGTCGAGCACCTCCGCCGCGAAGGTTGGCGCCAGTCCTACAGCCATGTCATGTCCTTTCGGTGCGGCCTCGGGTGCCGCCGTTGACGTGCCAGATCCAGGTGCGCTGGGGAAGGTGGGAGAAGGTCGCGCCACGCTCGGCCAGGGCCAGCCACAGGCCCCAGTCCTCACACGGGTCGCCGTGCTCGTCCGGGTGGGGTGCGAACCCGCCGGCCGAGCGCACCGCTTCGGTGCGGCACAGGGTGGTGACCGGGATGAAGTTGCGACGCCGCAACAGGTCCAGGTCGAACGGCACCCCGAAGCAGTCGACCGGGTCCTCACCGACCGTGTCGTAGCCCGGATACACCACATCCGCACCGGTCAGGTACGCGTGGCGGGCGCAGGCCTTCAGGTGATCCGGCTTGAACTCGTCGTCGTCGTCGAGGAACGCCACCCACTCGGTGTCGACCTTCGCCAGCGCACGGTTGCGGGTGACGGCCGCGCCTTCGCGGTGGGCGTCGAGCTCCACCACCAGCACCGACGCGACGGTCTGCGCCTGCACCGACGCGACCGCGCGATGAAGCTCCACCACCCGGTTCGCGATGGTGGGAATCACGACGGTGATCACGGACTGTTCGCGCCCCGGCCGAATGTGTTGCCGGCGTGGATGTTCCAGACCCAGGTGCGCTGGGGAAGGTGGGAGAAGGTGGCGCCCGCATCGAGCAACGCCAGCCACAGACCCCAGTCCTCACACGGATACCCGGCCCGGTCCGGGTGGGCGCGAAACCCACCCACCGCTTTGACCATCTCGGTGCGGCACAGAGCTGTGACCGGGATGTAGTTGTGCCGGCGGAGCAGGTCGGCGTCGAACGGCAGGCCGAACCGCCAGGCCGGGCCATCCCCCCCGACCGCGACACAGCCCGGGTAGACGACGTCCGCCCCGGTGAGGTGGGCGTGGCGCAGGCAGTCCTCCAGGTGCTCCGGGTTGAGCAGGTCGTCGTCGTCGAGGAAGGCCACCCACTCCGTTTCCACCCGTGCCAGGGCACGGTTGCGGGTGGCCGCCGCACCCTCGCGGTCCCGGTCCAACTCGACCTCGACCGCGACCGGTTGCAGGGTCTGCGCCCGCACGGACGTGAGCGCCCATACAAGCAGGTCGTGCCGACTGGCGATCGTGGGAATGACCACAGTGATCACAGCATGGCCTCGACCATCTCGGCGAAGCTGGTCTCCGGCTTCCACCCCAGCCCCCGCGCGGCGGCCAAACGCGCTTCCGCCGCGGCCGGGAACACCTCGTGCGGCACCCTCGGTAGGGCCGGGTCGATCGTCACCACGTCGTCCCAGTCCATGCCGACGATGCGCAGCGCCGTCTCGGTCAGCTCCCGCACCGAGCGGGTCCGGCCGGTGGCAATGACCCAGTCGCCCGGACGGTCCTGGTGCGCGATCAGCTTCATCGCCCTGGCACAGTCGGGGGCATACACCCAGTCCCGGCGCGAGTCGACATCACCCAACACCAGCCGCTCCTCGCTGCCGCCAGCGATGCGGGTGATGGTGGAACAGATCCTGCGGGCCAGGAAGCTCGGGGACTGGCGGGGCGAGGTGGGGGAGAACAGCACCGCGTTGGAACAGTGCAACTGTCCCCGATACCCGACCACGGCATCGTGGGCGAACTGCTTGCTGATCCCGTACAGGCCGTAGCGTCTCGGGTCGTAGATCGCCGACGAGGACGCGTGGACCAGTTTCGCGTCCGGGCTGAGTTTGACCATGGCGTCGAGGAGGTGCACCACCCCGACCGCGGTCACCTCCGCCAGCAGCGGAGGCTGGGGTGTCCCCCACCCACCGCCGGGGGATTTGATCGCGGCCAGGTTGTAGACCTCGTCCGGTTTGGAGTGACGCAGTGCCAGTTCCAGCGAGTCCTGGTCGAGCAGGTCGGCCGGCAGCAGCGTGCCCGGGAATGTGGGGTTGCGGCTGGTGCCGAACACCTCGTAACCCTCGGCCGCGAGTTGTTCGGTCAGGTACGACCCGACCTGACCCGTGGCGCCAACGACAAGCGCCCTCACCCGTACACCACCGGGGCCGGGAGCGGCAGGATCCACCGCCGGTCACGGTGGCCGGCCATGATCGGCGCGGCGTAGTTCCACGCCGCCAGCAGATACTGCGACGCGCCCATGTGGTCCGGTGAGACGATCGGGATGCCGGTACCGGGGATGTGCCGGCCCTGCTTCGCCGGGGTGGTGTCGACACACCACCACAGGTGCTGGCGGGTCAGGCCGCAGAAGTTCAGCAGCGTGGTCGCCTTCGCCGGGGCTCCGTAGACGGCGGTGATCCCCTCCTGCCGCTCGAGCAGATCCCATAGCCTTGAGCGGATCCGTTCGGCCCGCCCCTGCATCCCCTCGTAGGCGCCGAAGTCGTTCAGCCACGTCTCAGACCTGAGCACGGTGCCGACGCGGGGGGTTGTTTCGATGCGGGATCCCCGCAGCCGGAACGTGGCACGAAGCGACCCGCCCTGCCGGTCGGTCAGTTCAGCGTCGACGAGATGCAGCCCGTGCCGGATCGCCGCCGACCCCAGGCTCGTGAGGGAGAAGAAGTTGCGGTGCTCGTGGTAGATCAAGTCGAACGCGTTGTTCACCAGCAGGTCGGGGAGGTACTGCACTTCGACGTACGCGACCCCGTCGTGGGCGAGTAGCGCCGAGATGCCCGACAGCATGTCCGCCACGTCCGCGACGTGGGCCAGGACGTGGTTGGCGATGATGAGTCCCTGCCGGCCCCGGCGGTCACGGATGTCGTGCGCGGCGGCCAGCCCGAACGGCCGGACCGAAACGTCCAGCCCCCGATCCCGCGCTACGCCCGTGGGCCCGGTGGCCGGGTCGATGCCCAGGTGCGGGTAGTCGGCGAAGTGTCGCAGCAGGTCCCCGTCGTTGCAGCCGACCTCCACCACACCCCGCCGCGCGTCGTGTCTGGCGAGCACATCGTGGGCGTAGTCGGCGTGGTACACCGACAGCGGTCTCGACGCGGAGGAGTAGAAGCTGTACCCGGTGCCGAACAGGTCCTCCACAACCTCGAGCAGTTGCACCAGCCGGCATTTGGCGCACACCGCCACCTGCAGCGGGTAGGTGGGGGGCACCTCGTCCGGGGTGGCGGTGTAGGCGTCGGCGATCGGCGACGAACCGAGGTCCAGGAACTGTTCCAGGTCGGCGTGGCCGCAGGCCGAGCACGTGGTCCGCCTCACAGCGCACCCCGGGCGCTGACCGCGCACTGCCACTGCGGGCGACGATCCGCCACCGGCCACACACCGGGCACCCCGTTGATACCGACCCGGGTTATCTCCCGCCACCCGGTGACGCGCAGCATCTCCTCCACGTCGAGGCTGGTGCAGTGCCAGCGGTGCTCATCCCCGGGCCAGCGGCACCCGCCGTCGGTCAGCGACTGCATCGTCACATCCAACGTGCCGAGGGCGGCCATCTGCTGCGCGAGCAGCAGATCGGGGCCGACAACCATCAACTCGCCGTCGGGGGCCATGCAGCCCAGCAGCCGGCGCAGCAGTTTCAGGCACTGCCCGACATACAGATGCTCGAGCAGGTGCCCGGCGTAGGCGTGGGTGACACCGGTCCACGGCAGGTCACCGCGTAAATCCACCGTCTCGTCACGCTGATGCGGTGAGCCGTCGTGGTCGACGTTGTGCCAGCCCGGCGCGCACCTGTCGCCGCATCCCAGGTTCAGCATCACGGCAACCACTTGTCCCGGAACCGCCGGTCGGCGTCGAGCCACTCGCGGTAGCTGTCGGCGGACTTGTATCCCATCCGGGTGTGGTGGTGGGTGTCGACGTCGACCACCACCACCCGGCCGTACTGTCTGGCCTGCATGGCGATCTCGTCGTAGCCGTGGAAACCGGGGACAACATCGAAGCGCAGCGTCTTGACCGCGTGCGGGCTGAACACCAGCACGCTGCCCTCCAGCAGGTCCACGTCCCCGGCGCGGGTGCCGAAGTCGATGTCGACCACGTCGGTGCGCTGATGGCCGACCGGGTCCGCGTTCCACCACGCCAGCCCGTCCCGAGCCGACCCGCCGGCCACACCGGCGAGCATCACGTCTGGGGTCAGCGCCGCCAGGAACTTCCGGTCGGCGTCCGGGTCGGTGATCGTGATGTCGTCGTGTTGCAGGATCAGCGCGTCCAGCTCAGTGCCGGCGTAGGCGTCGAGGATCGTGTTGTAGGCGACGGCGATGGAACTCTGGCCGGACAGTGCCAGCAGCGGTCGGCCGCGCACGTGCGACACCACGTTGCGGGTCAGCTTGTCCCACGACCCGACGCACACGCCGAACGCAATCATGCCCATTTCGCCTCGAACGTCTTGCAGTCCAGGTCGGCCTGCTCCCGCAGCACTCCCACGGTGGTGAAGTTGGCCAACGCGTTGGTCACCACCGGGCCGGGGACGCTGAGCACCCCACCGGCCAGACGGGCGGACCAGTCGAAGTCGCTGTCGAAATACCACCACCGCATCGACTCATCCGCGCGCAGCCCGATCTCACCCCGGACCACGAACGCGTGCGGGCACATGCGGGTGTCCAGCTCGTTGTCCAGCACGAGGCGCAGTTCCGGGGCCCGGATCCGCCGGCCGGTGCCGGTGTGCGCCACCGCCGCCGTGGGATGTTCCCGCAACCCGTCGGCGACGATCTCCATCCAGCCGGCGGGGATCAGGACGTCGTCGTTGAGTACCGCCACATCCCACACGCCCGCCCCGGCGGCCAGCGCGGCGCAGCGGTCGAACGCCACGTTCCAGAACCGGGACAGGTGCGGCGGCTGCTCCTCGTCACGGATCACGTGCACCCGCGCGCCGGTAGCGTTCAGCGCCGCCTCGTCCACCGGCGGGTCAGACGCGTTGTCCACCACCACGACGGCGTCACACGACGGGGCGAGCGAAGCCACCAACGGCAGCAACCACTTCGGCCGGTCGTGGGTGGGGACGATCGCGTAGCGGGGGATTTCAGACACGACGCATGCCCAGCATCAGCAGGGGACCGGCGCCGATGACCGTCGTATGACCCTCGCGCACCTCGGATACGAGGCCCTGGCCCTCGGCGGAGCGGCCGTCGCCGTCGATGCGGATCGAGACGGTGTTCCCGACGTGCTCGAACAGCGCCGTGTGAAGTTCGACCCGGATGTATTTCAGGCCGTTCTCGGTCCCGGCCACGAACTCACACGGGACGGGCTCGCCGCCGTTGACCGACGCGGTCCACTCAAGATTGGACATGGGTCCTCCGCGGATGGCGTTGGATGGTTGACCTCCGGCCGGCCGACCATCCAAGCGGCCAGCCGGAGGGGATCAGGTCGTGGGGGAGACCCTGCGCGGCGTACGGGCCTCAGGCTTCGGCTCGGGCTTCGGCTCCGGCGGGGTGAACAGCCGCGGATGCGCCTTGACCAGATGGTGCCGCTCGTCGTACTCCTCCGCCGGGTCCAGCATCACCGGCCCCGTCGGCGTACCCACGTGCACGATCTCCGTCGGCCTCACGCTCATGTCTGCACCCCTATCTGCTCCCGGCTCAGCAGACCGCGCTGAGCGAAGTAGCGGTCCATGGTCAGCACCTGGTCCTTGATGTGACCCAGCTGCACACCCGTATTCACGTGCACCGGAATGCCGATCAGCGACGCCCGCCAGCAGAACGTGATGTCCTCGCTGACCGGCTCACCGTCGTGCGCCGTCTCCTGGAACCACGGGAACGCCGTGTTGAAGCCCACCTGCCCGCTGGGCAGCACGTGATCACGCATGCGCTCCAGCGCCGACTTGTGTATCAGCAGACACGCCGCGCCGGTCGCCGCCACCTGCCACATCGAATCCGGCGGCCACTCGTGGTAGCGAATCACCTTCGGGTGCAGCTCGTCGCCGACCAGCCCGAACAGGGTGGGCTGGATATCGCCCTTGTCGTCGAAGCCGAAACACAACCCGCCCACGATCGGCGCCTGCTGCGGGTCGGCGAACTCCAACAGCCGCTCCAGCGTGTCCGGCTCGAACGTCATGTCCGAGTCGACCATCCACAGCCAGTCCGCCTGGCCGTACTCCAGGAACCGGCGGATCAGCCCGTTACGCGGCGCGGACAGGTTCGCCCCCGCCTGCGACGCCAACCGCCCACCGCCGGAGACGATGCGGCGGTGAAACGCCGTGTCGTAGACCAGCAGGTCCAGCACCGACTCCATGAACGCGCCGGACACCAGCCCCGGGTGCAGATAGGCCAGGACCACCTTCTCCTGCGTGCGGGCCTGCGCCAACAGGTAGGCGCGCTCCTCCTCGGTGAGCCGGTCGTGTAGGTCTTTCGTCGCCGCCGTCATGAGGGCTTCACCTCAACCGCGTGACCCGGGTTGGCGGTCGCCTCGGCCACCGCGCCCGCGATCCGCTCGGCCAGCGGCGCCTCGTACAGCGCCCGGTAGAGCACCAGCTGCGGGTCCTGGGGAAGGTCCTGGATCCGTACCCGCGTGAGCGCGTGAGCGCCGGTGTCGGAGTCGGAGATGAGGATGATGGCCTCGCCGTCGGCGGGGCGTGGTACGCGGACGGTGTCCTGCTCCGACTCACGGACCGCGTCCTGAATCGTCTTGCGTGTCTGCTCCAATTGGGACTCCCCTGGATATGCGGAAGCCCCCGCCTCCAGGGGAGGGACGGGGGCTTCCGGTCTGTGGGTTTGGTTTAGCGGCGCGTCCTCAGGTGGACCTGTCCGGCCGCGCGCTCCTTCTCGGCCGCGCAGTCCGCCACCGCCTGCTCGCAGTCGGGTGTGGACTCGGGCAACGCCCCGTCCCGGTCCCGCCGCACCCGCATGCCCTGATGGGGCCGCGGGGTGTTGCCGTAGCTGTTGGACATCGCCACGGGTCTACTCCGCCGGGCCGGTGTTGGGCGGCCCCGCCGTCTCCGACGAGTTCACCCACCTACCCGGCGCAGACTGGGCCTCCCGGGCAAGCGCGGTAAACGCCCCCGCCGACCCGTCGAAAGCCACCCGTGAAGCCTCGAACCGACCGGCCCACGGCACCTGGGTCTGCGCCGGCGGCCCGACCTCACCCGCGACATCCGGCGTGGCCGGCATCGCCGACTGCGCCATCTCGGCCGTGACACCCACGTCGGTGTGGCCCTGCTCCTGCTTCGCGCTGTAGTCCACGAGGCTCTCCTTCCCTTAGACCGCTATGACGCTGATGGTCGCAGTGGGGGAACTACCTCCCTGGCAGCTCAAAACGTTCACCCGCAGAAGCGCGACCGGGCGGTCGGCGACCCAACGCAGGCCCGGCGGCGCGGTAGTGACCCGGTCGATGGTGAACCATGCCACCCCATCGATTGACCCCTCTAGACGAAGGTCCACCAGAGTCGGACTGCCTGACGTCTCTGTCTGCCAGCCATACGTCGCCACGCCGGGCACTTCCTCAACGTCCGATATGGTGCCCTCAGACGCCGCCGAGACCCAGTTCTGCTGAACAAATGCCACCGCAGAAATCTCCTAACTAGATGACCAACCTAGCTTGGCCGGTCCGTTGCTCGTGTTCGTAAGTGCGGAGTTCAGCTCTGACTAAGTCCGGGTAAAAGTGGACGACCCAAGAGACGAGATCCTCCGGACGCTGGCCGCTGGGCTGAGGCTTGACCCAGAGCTCAAGGTTGGCGAGATCGTTCTGCCCACGCTGGCCGTTACGGTGATGGACATTCTCGAACGGATATAACTCCCGACCGAGTGCACGTTCCATAACCACGCGGTGGGACATACGACGTTGGCCACCTTCGGTGACGTAGTGATATCCCCTGTCGAACGAGCCAACGCCGGCCGCGTTCTTCAACTGCCGAACAGGGCCGGGCTCGCCGGTACGCAGTACCCGCATGTGGTGCAATCGGCACCAGCCTCGCGCGTAAACGTCACTCTCGCAGCCATCAAGAGCGCATGATCCGTGTCGCTTCATCCGCTCCGGTGGTACGACATCTAGCGGTTGGCCGGTACGCCAGCGCTGGTAGTGCGTTGGACAGTAACCGCGTCCAGCCGTCGAACCACGCGAGCAACCCTCGATCGAACACTCAATCTCGGCCCGTCGCCGTCGCCAATCGGCAGTTTGTTCTTTCGTGGACATCGAAGTCTCCAAGGTAGGGCGGGAGCCCCGAAGCCTTGAAATCCCCGGGGCTCCCTTCCCGCCGGAGCGACCGGCGGGCGCTGGTACACGTTCTTGAACGGTCTAGCCCAGTGCGGTGATCGCCACGGTCGGGCTCAGTTGCAACAATCTAAATGCCGAGACGTCCACCACGTCGGCCCCGACCCTCCAGAAGGAGTACCAGCCGCCTTGCCCAGTCGGGCGGCCGTTGCCGGTGGACTTGACCATGGGCTCGTAAATGACAGACATCCCAATGCGGTCAACAATATAATATTCCTTAAAGTTGCCCGCGAGGAGGACGTTCGCGCCGGTGGTGACGACGCCGGTCATGGTGCTGCACTCGTAGACGGGCTGGCCCAGCAGCTGCTGGGGGACGCCCATGCCGAGGTTGGCCCAGAACGCGGAGCCGCCGGAGGTGTCGAATCGCCGGATCAGGCTGAAGATCTTCTTGTTGGCGATCCATGATGCCTGCGACGCGTCGCGGGGGCGCAGCGCGTCGGAGGTGTTGTAGACGTCACCGACGGCGAACGCGTTGGTGACCGCAGATGAGACAAGGGAGCCGGTGACGGCCGCGACTGCGGCGACGACGCCCCGGGGGACGGTGGCGCCGGTGTTGGCGGTGGCGAAGGCCGCCTCTTCCAGCCGGACCTTGGCGTCGGCGAGGAGCCGGCCCAACTCGGCGGCGAAGCCGGAGTCGGCGAGGACCTCGTACGAGCCGAACACCCACGCGTCGGCCTTCTTCGGCGTGATCGTGGGCTGGGTGAAGGCGGGCGAGGCGTCGGCGGCCTCCACACCCTCACCGGTCCACTCCGCGCTCACACCGGCGGAGGTGACCCCGTTCCAGGTGTCCGTGGCGATCGTCTTGATGGTCGAGATCGAGCGCAGCGGGCCCTGGATACCGGCGTTGGTGAGGATGATCGTCGGGTCGAGCGTGAACGGCACGAGGTAGCCGCCGTTGGCGTCGGTCAGCGACATGGCGGTACGCAGCAGCTCACCGACGTAGGTGCCGCGGGATGCGACGTACTCGCGGAACTGGTCGTGGTAGCGGGGGGATCCGGTCATCAGCATGTGCCGGGCGATGAGCGGGGCGTGCTGGTTGTCCAGGTCCAGTAGCTCGACCAAGCGCTCCTTCGCCACGTCGTCGACGTGGCGGGGGGAACGTTCCACGGCCATCTGTGCCCGGGAGACGGTGTCCTTCGGGTCGAACGGGCCGCGGGTCCACAGGGAGCGCTTGAGCTCCTCGTGGGTGTCGTACGGGTCGACCCGACGGATGATCTCCGGGCCTTCCCGCCGGTTCTCTTCGCGGGAGGCGCGCAGGATCTCGTCCAGCTTGCCCTCGCGGTCGATGGCCTTCTTCCGCTCGACGTGCTTCTCCTCGAGGTCGGCCGAGAGTTCCTCGGCGCGCTCGACGTCATCGTCGGACGGGTCGTCGGCCTCGCCGATGATGGCGATCTCCGAGCGGAGTGCCTCCATCTCCTCGGCGAGGATCTCTGATTGCTTCTTACGTGGCATTGCAGACTCCCGTTTGGGTTACTTCAGCCCCTGGACCCTGGAGAGGATCTCGGCGAGCTTGGTTTTCCGACCGGAGCGCCCAACTTCGGGCGAGTCCTCGGTGCCGGGTCCCACGTCGGGAGTGGCGGTGTGCGTCTCCGGGTCTGCGGGAGCGGAGGGCTGCTCCGATTCCTGCGGTGTGGGGACGGCGAGCATGCGCGCCAGTTCGGCCCGGGAGTCGTGATCGAGCCGGGCGAGGGTGGCGGCGAGTGCCTCCACCGAACGCACGGCAAGGATGCCGGCGTCGGCGTAGGCGGGGGTTGGGGTGGGGCCGTACTCGGCCAGACCCAGTTCAGTGCGGGTGACGGTGGTCAGCGGTGCGCCGACGCGGGTTTTGGGGATCCGGGACGGGTTGGATTGGAAGATCCGGCCCCGGAAGCTGTAGCCGCGGATGTCGCCGTTGCGGATCGCCTCAAGGATCGAGTCGGCGAACTGTGAGCGGTTGTAGCGAGTGACGGTGCGAAGGCCCCGGCCGTCGGCGCGGATGTCGACCGGGGAGCCGATCGGCACCGAGCCGAGATCCGACGGCGTTCCGTGCAGGGTCATTCCGTGGTGGTAGAACACGCCGACCCGTTCGATGCCGTGCGAGATGGCCCGGTTGAACGCGGTGCGGTGGATGACCTCCATGTAGTGCCCGTGCTGGTCGCGGATCTCCGACGGACTGTCGAAGACGGCCGCGTAGGCTTCCACGGTCCTGCCGTCGCCGCCGGAGCGGACCATGATGTCATCCAGCGCCCACGAACGCTCGTAGCGCATGATGTCGGCCACCGGCTCAACCTCCTCGGACCGGGACTCGTCGTCGGAGAACTCGATGCCGTACCGCTCGCCGGCGGCCTTGATCCGCGACCTGACCTTGGCGAGGTCTTCGGGGGAGTACTTGGCCGCGTTCTTCGGCATGTTGATGTACGACCACGCCGCGCGGCACTTTTCCTCGTCGGAGAGCGGGTAACGCGACTTGCCGTCGGACTGCATCCCCGGATCGGCATACTCGACGTCTCCATACGGCTTACTACCGTCGTCCGCCATCGCGGCACCGCCTTCCGGGCATGCGAAAGGGAGCACTGTAGTGCTCCCTCGGGGGTGGGTCAGCCGGGCCCTATGCGGTCACCGCGGGGCGGCTTGCCCTGCCGGACCCTGTTCTTGTCGTCGCCGGGCCAGAACCCGAACCGCGAGTGGAACCATTGGGAGGCGATGCGCCTGGCGCGTAGACGCCCGACGTGTTTGATCAGGTGGTGGTACAGCTCAGTCCAGGTGTTCCACTTGGCCCGGCCTTTTCCGTACACCCAGTACTGCTTGAACTGGTTCCCGACCGCCCGTTCGAGCTCGTCGATGTCGTCGAAGTCGACCTGAAGCACCGCGCTGCGTGCGGCCTGGTCCAGTTCGGGCTCGTCGCCGAGGTCGTCGTCTTCCAATTCTCCCTCGTCGAACTCGTCGTCGAGTTCCCGTACCCACTCGGGCAGGTCTTCAGCCTGGTTCACGTCGGCGAACTGCCCGGCAAGCTCCCGCGCCGACTCACGGCCGAGGTTGTTCGCGGCGATGAACGTGGCCAGGGAGCGGGAGACGTCAGGGTTCACTGGGCCTCTTCCACGATCGTCGCACCCCGGTTCAGGATGATTATCTCGGCGTGTTTGTCGGGGGACCGCTCCTTGGGTATCTCGATCGCGTCGTAGCCGCGCAGTGCCGCGAACCGTCCTGGGTCGCGCTGGACAGCCCAAAGACGGTCACGGTCCAGCCGGGACACGTCACTACGGAACTTCCGGCGAATGTTGGCGCGGGTACGTGAGGTCTTGGCGCGGGCGAGGTCGGCGATCAGTTTCTGCTCGAGGTTGCGCAACGCCAGCGACTGGCCGCTGTCATCGAGACCTGCGAAGTACCGGTCCATCTCCGCGTCGAGGTCGTCGGCGGATATAACCCGAGCGTCTCGGCGTAGTCCGATCCGAAGCAGGACCGGACCATAGATCTGGGCGTCGGCCTTGCGCATGGCCACGTATGAGCCGTTGCCGTTGATTCCATTGCCGGCGTAGAAGTCGCCGGTGCGGTACGTCTCGGTACGGGCAGGGGTTTTCAGCCCCCGCCACGTCTCGCGAACCTCACCACGACTGACCGCGTCGTCGAAGTCTGCCCTGCTCACCACAACCGGCCGGGCGTCGAACCCTTGGCGTGTGATGATGTCCGCAAGCGCGTCGTCACGGTTCCGTTCAAGGTTGTATGTCGGGCCCAACTGGTCGTAGTCGACCTCTCGGGATATGTCCCGCGCGCGGGACCGCCGGTCGGTCCCCTCCGTCGACGCCAGTGGCGCCACCTCGTCGATCTGCTCGGCGGAGAAACCCAACTGGCGTAGCCGGGACCGCTTCTGACGGTTGGTCAACGTGTCAAAGTCGGCGGGCAGGTCCGGGGTGCCCGGGGTGGCGTCGGAGACAGTGGCCTTGGACAGGCGCACCCGCTCCCCGTCAACATCGGCCTCATACCCCGGCCGGACCACACGCACGTGGGTGCCCTCCGGCGACCCGCCGCCCACCATCTGGTGCTTCGCCGGGTCGAACGCCTCCACCGTGCCGGCCCTCGCCCCCGGCACCAGGCCGTGCTCGCCCGCCAGCCGGGCAACGGCGGCGTCGCGGCTCTTCCGGTCACCGGCCGCGGCGATCAGGTCATCCACCACACCGGCCGGCAGGTCGTTCCGTTTGCCCGCCGAACGTAGCCGGGACTCCACCGCTCTCGGGGATGCTTCGCTGTCGGTGATCTGGTCCAGTTCGGCGAGGGTGTCCGCGACACCACGCGCGGTGTCGATCTTCGCCTGGCGGTCCCGGGCCTTCTGCTCCAGGTCTGGCGCGGCCTTCTTGGCTGGCGGTACGTAGCCGGACAGCATGTTCGCCGACACCATGCCCTGGGTGCCGTCGTCGAACTCGACCCACTGGGCACTACCACCGCCAGCCAAGCCGACAGGGTCCTGCTCATCCGGCCCGATGTACGTGACAGGGCCACGGTTCTTATGTGTCAACTTGTCGCCGGGCTTCCATCCCGCCCGGGCCTGTGCATCAATGGCGGCGTGACCGGTCGCGGCAGGCGCGGCCTTCTTGGCTGGCGTGCGCTTCGGCAGCGGCCTCGCCGTCAGCGCGTCTTCCCGGTCGACCTGGATCCAGTGGTTCATCTGACCGCCGAACTCAACCCCGTCGGTGCGGTCCACTGGACGCAGACCCCCCTGCGCCTCCTGCGGGTAGACGTGGAACCCGTCCTCGCGGGACAGCCGGCGAACCGTCGCGTCGAACTCCTCCCGCGACAGGTCGGGCAGGCTCTCCCGCAGGTCGGCCAGGCTGACGTGGCCCTGCCGGCGCAGCATCCGCTGCCACGTCTCCCCGCCGGCCATCGGCGTCCCACCCTCGGGCAAGTCCGTCCGGCCCCGAAGCGCGGCGATACGCTCCCGGACCAGGTTCTCGGCCTGGATCTCGCGGATTTTCGGATCCGACGAGAGGGTTGCGGCCTTCGGCACGGCCTTCTTGGCTGGGGGCCTCAGGGCCGCCTTCTTCGGCTTGGGCAGGTAGGGAATCTCGCCGCCTACGTCCTCGCCCTTCGCCATCTTGGCGAGCCGTTCCTCGCCGACTCCCATCGCCGGTTCACCGGGGCGGAACTTCGACTTGAGGTAGCGCTGGTAGCCCTCAATGGCCTCAGCCCTAGGGATCTCCCGGAACTTCTGCTGGTCGTTATCGAACACCAGCATCGTGTCAGCCTTCGGCGCGTCCGCCTTCTTGGCTGGCGGGGCGTCGAACCCGGACGGCAGGTCGCGATCACGCGCGACCTTCTCGGCGATGTGCAGTTGCAGGGCTGACTTGGCCCTCATCCCGTCGGGGACGTCGATGTCGAGCTCGTCGGCGACCTTGCGCAGTTTGGCGGAGGTCAGTGTGGGGTCGCCGGCGAGCAGTTGCACAATCGCGGCCTGCGACGGCTGGTCGGACACCCGCGCGGCGACCTCGGCCGGGTCGAAACGCGCCTTCGGGGCCGCCTTTTTGGCCGGAGCCGCCTCCGGTGGGGCCTTTTTCGCCGGTTCTGGACGCTCGGAGTCCCCATCCGGGGCCCGTTTGCCCCCCCGCTCGCGGATGTCCTTGTACAGCCGCAGCTTCAGCTGGTCTTCGGAGACTCGCTCGCGCGGCTTGAGCAGACCCCGCTCCTTCGCCACCCGGCGCAGCTGCTCCTTGCTGTACTCGGCCAGCGGGTCATCCTCGCCCTCGCCGGCGAGCCACTCCTTCAGCTTCTCGAAGATCGTGTCGGAGAGTTTGCGGAACCTGCCACCGCCGACGTTTCCGCCCGGGATCCGCACGTCGTAACGGTCCCGGGACAGCTCGTCGATGGCATCGGCCAGGGCCCGGGACACGATTTCGTCCTCATCAACCCACGCCAGGGCCCGCACCGGCTCGTCGCGCAACGCGCCGAAGTCGGTGGGGGTCGCCTCCTTCTCGCCGGGGGGCAGCAGCTGCACCGACGTGAGCCCGGTGTGCTGGCCCTTGAGCACCGTCACGTCGTCGGTCTCGGCGTAATCGACCAACGCGTCCGGCTTGTACCCGGCCCGCACCCCGGCCTCGATCGTGAGCATCTTCGTCTTCGTGATCTCGGCCTGGTCCTTGCGCTCCTCCCGCAGGAACGGAATGTCACGCTCCCGGATCCACATCTCAGCCCCGTCGGGGACGTCGAAGAACGCCGACAGCGCCCCGCACAGGTCCTGCCACAGCGAGAACAGGGTCATCTCCGCCGTGGCGCGGCGGGCGGCGGCGAAGTTGCCCGAGTTCAGCGACGAACCCGCCAGACCCTCCGAGAGTCCCACCAGCACCGGGTGCACCCCGGCCACGGCGGCGATGCGGGTCTCATACCCGCCCTGCACCGACTTCAGGTCCAACTGGCGGAAGTCGGCCGCGGCCAGGGTCACCTCCGCCCCACCGCCCACGTACATGGTCTTGTACGCCTTGTCGGCCCCGGTGTGGGCGGCCTCGGCGGCGGCGACGAAGTCCTTGAACTGCTCCAGCGACATGCCCGCCGGCACCCGCACGATCGGGCCGAGCACGGCACCGTTGCGGAAGAAGGCCAGCTTGTGTGTGGTCGCCGCCCGGTCGCCCTGAATGTCCTCGATCGCCTTACTGACCCACGACATGCCGCGGTAGAACGCCAGCGGGTCCTGCTCCGGCGACCAGTGGCAGATCTCGTCCGGCTTGTACGGGGTCCCGCCGTCCGGATCCGAGCCGCCGGGGGTGTAGACGTAGCCCAGAACGTCGATCTCCGGGTCGACCAGCGGGTCACCGGAGAGCACGATCGACATCCAGTCCGGACGCAGCCACCGCAGCCGCTCACCCTCGTTGGCGAGGAACGAGTTGCCGCACAGATCCACGTCGGTGATCATGCGGGTGAGCAGTTCACCCGTGGTGCCATTCGGCCACGGGTGCTCCAGTAGCCGCAGGTCGTCGGTGCGGAACAGCTTGCCCGGCCCCGCCTCGCCCAACTCCCGCCAGGTGAACTTCGCCTGCCGGAACAGGTCCCGGCGCACCCGCATGCACGCCGCCACCACCGAATCGCCCCGGTAGGCGTACTGGGCCAGGCTGGTGTACGAGTCCTCGATCGTCTCGATGTTGCGGCCGTTGACCGTCATCACCGGCGGGGCCGCGGCGTAGGAGAACGGGTTCTCCACCGCCTGCACCCGCAGCCGGATGTACTCAGAGAGAGTGATCCGGGTCACCGTCTGGCGGGAGAACAAACTCGACAGCAGGTTCGCCATGACCCTCCCTCCGAGGTATCAGCAAGGCCATGGCGAGGATCGCGACACCCGATCCGATCAGGCCGTAGGGCCCGAACAGCCACGTCACCCCGGCGGACAGCAGCGCCAGCCCGGCCGCGGCGAGGGCCAGGGCCTGGTGGTGGGTCACTGGTACATCACCCACGACTCAACGATCTCGACCGGCTCGTGCAGCACCCAGACCCCCATGCACAGGGTGATCGCGGCATCGATGTGACGCCGTGACCTGCCCTTGGACAGGGTGAACCCGCGGTCCTGCACCCGTTTGACCGCCGACTTGACGTGCGAGGCCAACAGCGGGTCGCCGTCGTGCACAATGCGCCGCTCGAGGATCAGGTCAAACGCCAGCCCGCACGCCGGCGCCATCCGCTGCGGGGACTGGTCGAACTGGATCGCCAGGATCCCCTCGTCCTCGAGCATCCGGCCGGGCAGCTCGAAGAAGCGCGGGTCGTACACCACGCCGCGGAACCCTGGCCCGCGGGCCAGTGCGCGGATGTGGTTGAACACGTCCAGGTGGTCGACCGGGCCGTGGTCCGGGCGCCAGATCTTCGACGTGATCGCGAACCGGTCGTCGTCAAGGTGCTCGATGCGTGAGACCGCCACCGAGTCCCGCTTGAGCGCCATGTCCACCGCCACGGTGAACGGGTTCTGCTCGTCGGTGTCCCACCTGCCCTCGCAGTCGGCCCACGCCCCCGGGTGGTCGACCAGCCAGGAATCCTCGGCGATGTCGACCCACCGGTTGGCGAAGTAGCGTAGCCACTCGTGGCGGGGATAGGACGGCTGGCCCCAGGCGTCGACCCGGTCCCGTACGGACCACAGAATGTCCGCGGCGCCCGACGCGGCCCGGACCGCGACCTCCCGCTGTGCCGGGTCGTTGTAGTCGACCCCGTCGGGGGCCTCACGCCAGTCGAACAGGTACCGCGGCGAGACCGACGGGTCGTAGCGGACCCGAAGACCCAGCTTGTAGTACTCGCCGAGCAGGGAAGCGTCGACGTCAAACCCGGCGGTGGACAGGTTCAGCCGCCGGCCGCATCCTCTGCGGGTGCGCCGCTTCTTGGTCGACTTGCCGATGACGGTGTGAACGCGAGCCTTGCGGTCGCCCGGCGCGCCCCACTCGTGCAGCTCGTCGCAAATGAACAGCGACGGCAGACCGCCCTCGTTCGTCCCGGCCACGGCGGCGACCCGGAAGATCCGACCCGGCCGCCCGTCGGTGAAGGTGATCTCCGTGTCGTAGACCTCGAAGAACCCACACAGCGGGGACTCCTTGACCGACTGATCCGGACCACCGCACATCGTGGCCGCGGCGGAGAACAGCAGATTCGCCTGCTCGAACGACGCCGCCGAGATGGGGATGTTCGGCGACTCGATCGCGATCTGAGGCGGTCCGGCCATCTCCAGGACCGCTATGGCGGCGATGAACTGGGTCTTCCCGTCGCCGGTGGCCGCGCCACGCATCCCCTCGTCGTAGCGCCACTCACCACACGACGGGCAGTACTCGTACCACCGGTACAGGAACCGCTGCTGATCCAGCCGCAGCTTCATCGGCTGGCCATACCAGTCGCCCTCGCCGCAGATGCAGTTGTCCTCGATCCACTCGACCGCCGTCTGACCCTCGGTGGGCCACAGATCACCCAGCACCGGCGCCCAACCGCAGCCGGGGCAGCCGGGTTCAGGCTTCGGCTTCGATGATCCGCGGGTCGACCCGCGGGACTGCCTTGACCGAACCGCGACCGTCACCGTCACCCCCGTACCGGCTGTTCATCTCCTGCAACGAGCGCTGCTCGGTGATCACCGCGATGCCGAGCGCAGACCGGTTCAACGCGCCCATTCCCATCTGCCTCTCGCACGCCTGCACCGCTGCCAACGCCTTGTACGCCGTGCCGTAGAGCGGGTTCTCCACCGGCTGGCCCTGCGACCCGCGCACACTCGGCTGCAAGTCCGCCTCCGCCGACAGGCGCAGGTAGCGGTCCATCTCCCGGATCCAGCGCAACAACACCGCCCGGTCTACCGGCGTCATCACCGACGCCACCGAGTCGTTCCAGTACGAGTCCCACGCCGCCTCGGCCTCCCCACAGAGGCCCTCGGGCGGATCGAAACGTGACCCGGCCACCGGGACGAGATCGGCCCGGCGTCCGTTACGGGGGTTCACTGCGGTGCCAGCCGGCTTCTTGGTACGCGGCACGTCAGCGGTCCCCTTCCTTAGCCGACCAGCAGCAACTGCACCACGCCACCGGCTCCGCGCTTGGAGTTGCAGTGCAAATGGGCCAGCCGGAGATTCTCGGGCGCGTCGTCCCCGTGATCGCTAACGGGTATCAAGTGGTCGAACGTCGGTGATCGTGGATCGGGAGCCCGGTAACGTCGGTAGACCCGTTTTCGACAGAGATGACAGCGCCAGCCGTCGCGTTCGCCGAGTTCGGCGATCGTCATCAACGGCCCGGTCGGACCCGCACCCCGCCGTACCGCGTTCTTACGTCGCCAGTACGCCCTCGTGTGCGCCGTCCGGCACGGCTCGCACCGCTTGGACGTCAAGGTCCCCCGCACCGTCGCGCCGCAGTCAACGCAGACCACATCAGCGACGACGGCGCACTTCATCGAACACCACCGCGCGTCGCGTCGCGTCGAGAAGAAGCGATCCCCACAGGTCGCGCAGTCGCGGCGCACCGCGAAACGGGCGGCTAGACAGTCCTGGCATCGGCGCCGACACCCAGTACTCGCAAACTCCCCATCGCAGACCACGCAGACCCGAGGCACGGGAGCGGCCGTCTTCCGGTTGGCGCGGATCGTCGCCAGTGAGCGGCTTGGCGACCCGCCCGGCCGGTGACTGCGCTTGCAGGTCCGCCCGCAGTACTTCGCCTTCGACTGCTTTGCCACGAAACTCGCGCCGCAGACTGTGCACTGCATCGTGGAGGGCGTGAAGCGCGCCGCCTCACGCCGATTCCTTCGGCACGAGTGGCACAAGCTCGGCTCGGTGGGCAACTGAGCCCGAGTGCCCATCGGCAAGAGGCAGCCCGCGCACGACACTCTGATCTTGGACAATTGAGAACTCCCCGGAATGCGGAATGCCCGAGCCGGGGAGACTCGGGCATTCCTTCCCGACCGGAGCTACCGGCGGGCGTCGGTTACTTAGAGTTAGGCCAAAAAAGACCACGGGCGAAAACCGGCCGTATTTTCAACACGCGAAGACATTCAG